TGCCTCGACTTATCTCCGTGCCGGGGCGAACCTGTCGAACAACTCTGCTCCGGTTGGGAACCGAAAAGTCGTCAACTCGCCGGACACCCAGGCGTCCGTCGTGGCGACGCTGTCCGGTCTGCTGAATCCGGCCGCGGAGATCTCCCGGCAATATGTAACCGGCAAGATGTACGACGCACTCGGGTTTGTTTGGATGGAAGACCAGACGACCATCGCCCACACGAACGGCACGCTGGCCCAGGCCAGTGCGACTGTCGACGGGGCGAATCAGACGGGACTCACGTTGACTGTGGCCGCCCTCGCAGGGACTCTCAATCAGGGCGACATCATCACGATCGATGGAGTCTTCCAGGTCAACCGGATCACCAAGCAGACTCTCGGGCGGCTTCGGCAGTTCGCAGTGACGGCAGACGTAGCCGCTGGTGCGACCGAAATCCCGATCTATCCGGCGATCGTGCCTGCGGTTGGTGGCCAGCCGGTGCAGTACCAGACGGTGGACGCGAGTCCGGCGAACGGTGCTGGCGTGAACCCGGCCAATACGCTGGCCGCGAGCACGCAGTACACGAAGAACTTCGGCTACGCGCCGGAGGCGGTGACGCTGGCGACGGCGGATCTGGAGATGCCGAAGAACGTCCATGAAGCGGCGAGAGAGTCGTTTGATGGTGTGTCGATGAGAATGGTGACCGACTATTTCATCGGGACAGATCAGCTGATCACACGCTTGGACGTCCTCTACGGCTATCTGTGGATTCGTCCCGAGTGGGCTGTCGTGGTCGCAGACATCGTCTACGGTTAATCGGGCATTCGCCCGGGTGATTTGGAAAGGAAAGATCGATGAACTGGAATGAGTTCAAAGAACGTCTGACGAAAAGTCACCTTGGCGACATGGAAGCGCAAGAGCGAATCAATCAAGCTGTCCGTACGCTCCGGGACGGACTGCAAACCCTCGGCCGGTTGGGACACCACTTCCATCTGGCCGAGGGGACTTCGGCCATCGTGGCCGAACCGGGGAACAACCCAAACGGCGGGTCTACCCTCCCCGCCGGGGGAGAGACTGAGTCGCACGCCGCACCCTCCCTTCCGGTCGCGAATTCGTCTCTCCCCAAATCGCCCGCGGCACCGAGCAGGGCCGTAATCAAGAAGGTAGCCCACCGGACTACCAAAACCCCGGAGAAGAAAAATGGCTGAAAACGGAAACAGATTTACGATCTATGACGTGATGTCCCAGCGCGGGGACTTCCGCCAGAACCCTGCCAATCGCGGGGCCAAAGACCACCGTGGGCTCTCGATCTTCAAGAAAGCGGACTTCCCGCAGATTCTCTACCACCCGAGCGGGGAAGAGATCATTGCTGTCCCGGCGGAAGCCGTGGCCACGCCGTTTGGTCCGAAGATGGTGGGCGAGCAGCGGAGGCTCAAGACCAAGACTGTCCACTCGGAAGAAGAACTGGCCGAGGCGCTTGCCGCTGGCTGGCACAAGCATCCGGCGAAAGCACACAAGGCAGCTGGCCGGGCGGTCGAAGTTCCGAAGGTCAATCGGCAGGCAGTGCAGGAGCAGATCGCGCAGCTGCAGGCAACGCTCGACGCGGCGGCTGCGGAGGAAGCGAGTGCCATTGCGGAGCCGATCAAGAACTCGCCCGACGCCCCGGCGACTGGCGCGGCGGTCATCGCCAAGCTGAAGGCAAACGCGTCTGCGACGGTCAAGGCCGAAGAGGAGTAATCCCCCGTGTCGCAACTGGACCCAGAAACAACAACCGTCGGGGACCTCGTGCGGGCTGCGATGCAGGACGCCGGGGTAATTGGCATCGGGCAGAACGCAACCCAGGGCGAGATCAACGACGGCTGGGCCCGGTTGCAATGGATGTTGCAAGGGTGGGAGCGTAAACGTTGGCTGGTTTATGTCCTGAAGACGTATATCATCACGTCCACCGGTGCGCTTTTCTACACCGTCGGAGAAGGTGGGAATTTCGACTTGGGCGTGAATTCCGTCCGACCGGAAAAAATCGAGCGGGCGTTTCTGCGGCAGTTGACGCAAAGTCAGCCGAATCAGATCGACTACCCGCTCGAGATTCTCCAGTCGATGGAAGACTATTCGTCCATCGCGCTCAAGTCGCTCTCGTCATTCCCGACGAGCGTCTTTTATGAAGCGTCTTGGCCGCTGGGCAAGGCGTACTTTTGGCCAGTTCCGCAGGCCAGCATTTATGGCCCTGCGCTCGTCGTGCGGGAACAGCTGCCCAATCGGTTTGCGAGTCTCGCGACGGCATTTACCCTGCCGTTTGAGTACTACCGCGCGATTGTGAAAAATCTGGCCCTCGAGTTCCGGGCCAAATATCAAATCCCGTCCTATCCGGGGGATATGCTAGTTGGTCAGGCCAAGGACTCGTTGAACGTGCTTCGTCCGGCAAACGCGCAAATCGCCCGGCTGCGGACGAACGTTGGAACGCGGGGGAATTACAACATTTTCTCCGACCGGTATTATTAATTCCGCATCCCGCGGAAGAGAAAGGAAGAAATCATGGCTAACCCGATTTTCACTCAGCCGTTTCAGACCGGCTTTGCCCTCCAAGACGGGGCCAAGTTGAATGAACTCTTTGGGTTTCTTGGCGGTTCCGTGCAGCAGTCGATCACCACGACTGGTGCGACTGCGGCGACTGCTGTCCAGCTGTCTGCTCAGGTCAACAATCTGACCGTCGTCGTCGCCGGAGCTACCGGGGCGAAGCTGCCCGCGATGAATCCGGGCGAATGGTGCATCGTTTTTAACTCGGATGGCGCAGATGCGGCGGTCATCTATTCCGATGACTCGACGATTGATGGAACGGCTGGTGCAACCGGCGTCGCCCTGTCTTCGACCAAGCGGGCGATCTTCTTCCAGATGGCGGTCGGGGTAATCGTCTCGGCTCAGCTGGGCGTGGTGTCGGCCTAATCGCAGGGACTGCCCGAAATGGCCCGGCTTGACCTCTACGGCGGTTCGTATGAAGCGAGGAGCGTTATTGCAAACGCTCAGCGATGCATCAACTATTTCCCCGAGGTCAACCGGAAAGATTCCCCCGTTCCGTTCACCTATTACCAGCGCCCGGGATTGCGGAAACTGACCCGGGATGTGGCGAATCGGGCACCAGTCCGGGGACTCTACCGGGCGAGCAACGGGAACGGATACTGTGTGATCGGGCAGAAAGTCTACTCAATCTCCCCCGGTTGGGTACTCACACATATCGGCACGCTTGCCGCAGCCGGGACGACCCCCGTCTCGTTCATCGACAACGGGATTGAAATCTGGCTGGTTGACGGGAGCACCAGCGGCTACTCGATCATTCTGGCGACAAATGCCTTCTCCGTCGTGGTCGACGCGACAGGGACTTTCACCGGAGCCACCCGGGTCGACTATATCGACACGTTTATGATCTGGAACGTTCCCGGGACAAATCAGTTCGGCTCGACCTTGTCCAACTCGCTCTCGTTTAATGCGCTGTACGTGGCGGCGAAGACCGCGTTTCCTGACCCGCTGGTCGTTCCGATTATCAACCGGCATGAAATTATTCTGCTTGGCCAACTGAAGTCCGAAATCTGGTACAATGCGGGGAACGCGCAATTTCCGTTCGCTCTGCTGCCCGGTGCGTATATCGAGCATGGATGTGGTGCGCCGTACTCGCCCGCGACGGCGGACATTGAATTGTTCTGGCTGTCACAGGACCTGCAAGGCGATCGGATGATCCTTTCGCAGAAGGGCTACGACACTCGCCGGGTCTCGAATCACGCGCTCGAATGGGCGATGATGCAAATGGCGATCGTCTCCGACGCAATTGGGTTCACGTTTCAGCAAGGCGGGCATGTCTATTACGAGATTGTCTTTCCGTCCGCGGGCCAAGCCTGGCTGTATGACGCGGCGCTCGGCGAAGAACCAACGATGGCGTGGCACCAGCGGTGCTGGGGCGGACCGGACGGACTGGAACGGCCACGCGAGCGCTGTGCCGCGTTTATGTACGGGACGAATGTAGTCGGGGACTACGCGGATGGGACAATTTACGCGCTGGACATTTCCCGGTACTATGACGAGGTCGGCGACGCGGAGCAGAACATCCCGTGCGTAAAAGGCTTTCCCCACATCGTGCAGGGAATGAACAACACGACCGGGCGGCCGGAGTTGGCCGACGGGCGAAATCTGCAGATTCACCAATTCTTACTCGACTTCCAAGTCGGCGAGGCCCCGCTGGATACGGCGGGAAATCCGGCGGAAGTCTGGCTCCGTTGGAGTCGTGACAAGGGCAAGACATTTGGGACGGAGGTTCTGCAATCTGCAGGTGCGCCGGGCGAGTACATGACCCAGCCGCAGTGGGCTACCGCCGGACTTGCCCGAGACTTTGTCTTCGAGATCGGGCATTCGATTCGCGGGCCAGCGGCTCTGAACTCCGCCTGGATCGACGCGACGATTCTCAATAACTAGGAGCGGCTCCGCCGTGGCGAGTGAACAGAATGCAATGCCGCAACTCAACACCCCGCTGGTGGATAACCGGACGGGGATTATCTCGATTCCGTGGTATCGCCTGCTAATTACGCTGTGGAACCGCACTGGTGGGGCCGTCGGCGCGACAAATGTTCCGACTGGGCTGGTAGCAGACTGGAGCGGTCCACTCGCCTCGATTCCCGATCGATCGCTTTTCTGCGACGGAACAGCAGTCTTACGGACCGCATTTGCCGATCTTTTCTCCATCATCGGGACGACATTTGGCGCTGGAGACGGGTCGACAACGTTCAATCTGCCGAATGCGGTGAGTCGGGTGATTGTCGGGGCAGGGGTTTTTGCAGTTGGTGCAACCGGTGGTGCGAGTTCGCTCACGTTGGTCGTCGGCCAAATGCCCGCTCACTCACACACAATCAACGATCCGGGGCATGCGCATGTGCAGCAAGTCCAGGCGAACAATGTCGCTGGGACAGCGGGATCGCAAGGCGGCAACGCAGCGAATGCTACATCGGTTGGGACGACAGATGCGTCGGTGACGGGGATCACCATGAACGACACCGGATCGGGAGACCCGATAAATATCTGGAACCCGTATTTGTCTCTCGGCAAGATCATCAAGACGTAATTGAGAAGGGAAAGAAAGTGTTCTTTGTTCTGTCTTTGCCCCGTTCGCGATCGCGCTGGCTGGCCACGTTCCTTTCGTACGAAGGGCTCGATTGTGGGCATGATTTGGCCGCCGAGTGCGGCTCGATTGGGGACTTCGAGAATGCGCTCGCCGGCCGGGTCGGGACCGTCGAGACCGGGGCAATCGCGGGGTGGCGGCTGCTGATTGACCGTTACCCGCAGGCGAAGTTGGTCGTCGTGACGCGCCCGATTGGGGAGATTGCGGATTCGTTTTCCCGCGCGGGC